CTGTAACTGAAATGTCAGAATATATACCGTTACCGCTAGTAGGAGATTGTTTTTCAATATCATAATATTGATTAAAATTTTGATCAAATCCTAAATGAGTCATCCAATTAAAAAGTTCTAGATAATTTTGTAAATCTTCATCTACTTTAAAAGTAATTTCTAAAGTTCCAAAATTAATATGATCGCCTGGAGCTGGCGTTTTTACGAATGGTGTAGGTGTTTCCGATGCTTGCAGAGCCATAGATGGTATATTAACTTTTTGAATAAAGAAGTTAGTATACGGTGTTTTCTTAATTTGAAATTGAAAATTAAGTGGAGATAAAAAGTTTTTATTTGATGGGGTGTTTTCTGCAGCTGACATATATTCCTCCAATATCACCTACTATTTATATGTGAAAAAATGAGAGCCGAAGCTCTCCTCTTAAAGTTTGCGGCTTGAAACCGTCTTAAAATATCTTGCCTTCATTGAGCAAGTTCATTGATATTTAGTTTTTCTTTTCTTTTAATCCAAGCTTCTTTTAATTTTATTTTTTGATTAGTGGCCCATACTGGATCAGCCCATCTGTTTTTAAGTTGTCCTGAACAAAGTTTATCTTGCTCTTCACGTGTCATCGATATTTTTGGCTCTGCTCTTTTTCTAGAACCATTTGACCATTGCTACCTCCAAAAGAAAAAGTCAGGGGTTTCAAACCCCTGACTTTATTTAGTGTATAGATATGAGAAAACGAGTCCTCACATAAGATTATTGACGATAACGCGACGATAGTATACGTTAGTGTTAATAGCAAGAGCGCCTGAACCCTTAGTTAGACCCTGAGCGAATGGATTCGCTACAACGCCATAACGAGTCTTGAAACCAATCTTAGGCTGGAAGGTTGACTGATCAACCGCACGAACCATCTGTAGAGGAACGTATGGGCAATAGAATAGACCAGCGTCGAAAGCTGACGAACCTTTATAGCCAACAGTGATATAGTTACCACCGATTGCGTATGGGTCGATATAAACTTTAAGACGACCGTTAAGAACACCAGCGAAAGTATTGCCAGTATCGTCAACTTCAAGCTTGTTTGAGTTAAGAGCAGGAGCGTAGTCAAGAACACCAGCCATCTGAAGTGCGGAAGCAACGTCCGAAGAACAGATAACGATGTTACCCTTACCACGACGAGTCTGCTTGGCAATCTGGTTAGCTTCGCGTTCAAGCTGGAACATAAGACCCTTGAACTTTTCTACTGACCAACGACCGTTTGAGTCGGTATCAAGATCGAATACACCAGCAGTAGTTGTATTGTCCTGAGCACCAGCAACAGCAGTGATGTTGATAGTACGAACGATTTCGCGGTTGATTTCTGAAAGAATTTCAGCCGAAAGAATGTTAGCAAGTTCAGTTTCAGCGTCTAGACCATGGATTGCCTTAAGATCTTGAGCAAGTTCCATAGTGTATTCTGCTTTTAGAGCACGAGTGTTAGCAGTAACAGTAACCTTTTCGATTGTGAAGGCCATCTGTGGGAATACGTTACCAGAATCAACACCAAGTGCTTCGCCAGCAGCAGTAGTCATACCACCACCAGTGTTATAGGTGTTAGTAGCTGTTAGAGGTGAAGTATTAGTTGCACCTGGAATAGTACCCTTGAAACCTAAACCGAAGTTGTTTGAGTTAACGCCAGTTAGACCACCAGCGCCAGTGAAGGCAGTGTTAACTTCGTTATAGAATGTTTCGTTATCTTGGCTCTGACCGTTAGCAAGACCGTTTGTACCAGTCTGGTTAGCATAACGCGAACGCATCGCGAAAATAAGACCAGTTGGGCCAGTCATTGGCTGAACGCCGCAGATGTCATATGCAATAAGGTTAGGCATTGCACGACGAACTAGGGAGATCAATACTGGATCGAAAGTATCGATACCACCAGCGCCAGCAGTTGATGAGCTTGAGCCCATGAAGTTTGCTGGAAGTGCAGATGATGTTTCAGAAAGAGTTTGATACGAACCGTGAGCTGCTGATTCTGTAAGAGCACGTTCAGTGTTCTCAAGCATAATAGCAGTTACGGAACGGCGGTGCTGGTCCTTAATGGCGCCAAGAGCGTCATGGTCTAGGACTGGAGCCCACTTGTTTTGGATTTCCTCAGCTAGATACATAGTAGTTCCTTTCGTTTCTTTTAAAGGTATTGTTCAATTTATTTATATAAGATTACTTCTTAACTGTTTTAGCGATTGCTTGTACATAACGGTTAACTTGTGGATCAACGAATCTTGAACCTGAACCATTAGTATTTTCGATATCGCCTTCAAAAGTTTCTTCTTCGATATTTGAAGAATATGAAGTTGTTGATTTGTTGAAATAGTTTTCTTTAACGATCATAAGCTTTCTTGCATATGTGTTAAGATCGCCATCGAATTCAATACCTTCAACAAGAGCAGCAAATTTTTCCTGCTGTGTTAGTGCAAGGTCAGAGGAAATTTCTTCTAGAATTTCATTTTTATGATTTTCTAAAACAAATCCTTTTAACTCTGTGTTTTCAGTAATTGTTTCGTCAAGCTTTGATTCTAGTGCATTTACCTTATCGGCAAGAGCTTCTAGAACATCAACCTTTTGCTGTGGTACATCGATATAATGTTCAGCAAAAAGATTCTTTAATCCATCCATGAACTCTTCTGAAAGTTCATTACGGAGAGATGATTCGATGGCTACTTCATTTTCTGTCATCCAATTTTCAACTACATAATCGAGATATGTGTCGAGTTTGTTAGTAACTTCTTCAGTGAAAGTATAAAGTTCATCATTAAATCTTGCTTCAAATTCTTCTTCAAGACGAGCTGATTCAGCGATTAAACGAGCGCTGATAGCTGCTTCAAATAGAGTTGATGCTTTTTCTTTAAATTCTTCTGATAGGTCTTGACCATCAAACATTTCCTCAACGTCTTCTTTGACATTAAGTTTTGGCATTGGCATATTAGTTGATGGACCTTTGCTGCTTACAGCGTGTGATGGATTCATACGAATTGATGCTTCGTTTTTACCTTCCCAATTATCAACACCCCAGTTTTTATTTGGGCCATAAAGACCGATAACTTTATTGAAAAAGTCAACCATGTCTGACTTACCCATGCCATTCATCATGTGCATCATGCCAGTCATCATACCAATTTTTGACTTAGTAAGAGCTTTTGAATCAGAAACAGAACGAGCAGCTGGCTTGAGAGTTGAAGCTGAAAGAGTGTCTTCTTTTACAGAACCATATGCAGCAGGTCTTTTCTTACCCTTTTGTGCTTTTTCGTCATCTTTTTCATCGCGCTTTCCGGAAACTTTGTTAGTTTTAGACCAGCCCTGTTCACGTTCTGACTCAGTGCTATCTTCTTCCTCTTCTTCTTCACGACGAGCTTCTTCCATCTTACGATGACCGCCCTCTTCTTCCTCTTCTTCTTCCTCTTCGCCTTCTTCTTCCTCTTCACGCTTCTTTGATTTAGCGCGAGCTTTCTTCTTAGCTTCTTCTAATGAAGCTCTGAAGATTTCTTGAAGGTCGGTATTGTTTTCGATATCAGCCATTAGAAAAGTCTCCTTTAATAGATTTTAGAATTATTTATATAATATGTTGGTTTACTGTTAATGAAGCGATATAATCTTCAAAAATAGCTAGTCTTTGTTCTTCAAGTTGGGATCTAGACATTTTACTAATAGCTTTTTTGATACCATCAACTTTTTCTTCATACCAAGTGTCTTTAATTGGATCATAAATCCATTCAACGCCTTCCATAATGCCTTCGACGAAAGCATGAGGTGCTGATGGATCATGAACAATATCAGCAGCAGTAGCAAGTTTGAAGTCAGGTCCAACTTCCATAATGCCGTCTTTACCTGCTTTTAATGAACCTAAACCACGTGATGAAACACCAATTTTACCACCTGATTTTAAAAGACCTTTTGCAATATTGCCCATTGGTGTATCAGTAAGTTTTGCTTTACCAATAAAATTAGAACCATCTCTTTTAAGATCGACAATGATATGTGAAACACGGTCAAGATTAATAGCAGGACCAGCTGGATGACCAAGCTCGCCGAAAGCACGATTATGCTTGACCATATCTTTCATATAACGATCTACTTCTTTCGATAGAATATCAATTGGATAAATTCTACCGTTACGGTTTTTTAAATTACCTTGAAGAAATACACCATGAATAAAATGTTCCTTTTCGCCAGATTCTTTGGCTTCAGAAAGATATTCTACTTCTTCAGTTAGTTCTGTAATTAACTTCATTTTAGTTCCCTTATGGAGATGATTGTGCGGTCCAAGAACCGTAGTACCAATATATTCTTGCACCAGTAGTACCATCTGTTCTGATATATTGTGAACCAGTAACAGGGGTGCCAGTAGCAGAAGATGCTGCACCAGTAACTTTTGTTCCACTAGGAGCGCCAGTACCATAAGCAATAGTTGGTGAACCGCTGCCGCCAATAGTAACGCTAGTACCAGTTTGGATAGATGCTTTAACAGTCATATTAAACACCCAATCCAGGAGTTACATAAATTTGAGATGTGCCAGAAGCAGTAATTCCAGTAAAATAAGAATTAGCAGGTGCCGAAATAATTTCTACTGTTCCTGGAAGAATTGGTAAACCAGTATTACTAGTAGAAACAACAATAGCATTATTATTTGCAATAGTTGCACTAGAGCCATATCCAATAAATGTTAAATACGAACCTGAGTTAAAAATACGATATTGACAATAGCTATAATTAATATTTGCAGTAGTTCCAACAGCTTGTATCGCAGTTGGGGCTGCAGTGTTACCTAAAAAAGTAACAGTATTTCCAATTGGATTAAAAGCTCCAGCTGCTGGTGATATATACGCCATTATACTCTCCCTTGATCAATAGTGCCATATGTGTTTAAATTCATTGAGCTGTCGGCTGGAGAAGTTTCTTCTTTTTCCATTTTCTTATTTTTCTTTTTCTTTTTGCCATCTTCAAGCATTGGCATTGCTAAATCTTCTTTGACAGACTTTTTATTAAGCATGTAATCACGAACGCCTGAAATCATTGATTTTGCAACAGCAACCTTTGATTGAACCCATGGCTCAATGTGCATATCTTTTGGCATTCTTGCTAGAAGATCTTCTGCATCAGAGCAGATGGCTCTAAGCTCAGTACCAACCATGCTTATTTCTTCTTCTGTATCATCATGATCTTTTTCTTCAGAACGCATCATGGCATATTTTGCACCAAGAGCTCTCTTAATACGTTGTTCTTTCGAATCGCCAGCAAACATTTTATTTTTTGAATGAACAAAGTCATTTATTACTTCACTAGTAGGAGTTTTTTTTGTAATGACTTCTTGGAGACCTTTACCGCCACTGAGGATAAGGTTTTTTTTAGTACCTTTTTTCATTTTACCACAATCGCATGATGCACCTTCATACATATTACCGCATGCTTCGCATCTCATTTTAGAATCTTCGTATACTTTTTCTGATTCTTTTTGATCTCTACCCATAAGTTTATTTTGAGGAGTCTTTAAAGAATACTTTACTTTGTCGCCATTGTATACATCTTCTTTATTACCTGCGCGACCTTCCCATTCTTCAGTGTCATGAGCTTTTACAAACTTCTGACCCATTTCATCTTTTGGCATGTAGTCAACCCCTGGAAGTTCTCCAGTTGAACCAGCTCTAACCTTAGATTTATTTACGCCTTCCAACTCCTTTAAGTTTTTAGGAGCAACACTTCTTAGGGGTTTCTTAGCCATTAGTAATCTTCCTCTGAGTTATATTCGCTTTCAAAATCTTCTTCTGAAGAATACATACTTTGTGCGATTTGAATTTTTCTATCATTAACCGCAGCTTGTATTTTATCTACCATTAACTCACCAAACACATGTTCAAAATCTAATGGTTGTTGATTGGTAGATGTTGCAATTAAATCTTCTATACTGTATTTATTATTCTCTGTCATGTTATATTCTCCTTATTGGGCAGTAGTACCGCCACCAGTACCCATTTGTTTC